TAATATGGTCAAGAACAATAAAAGAACACCCACAACCATTAGCAAGGTATCTAATCTTAGCCAATAAATTATCTGACTCAGTAGAACCCCAATGGTCATAAAGATATACTCTACCAGTTCCTAGTGTTTCTTCAAAAGATTTTTTTAGTTCCTTATCAGTTACATCAACATTACCAAGGTGTAGTGGTTTGTTAAGTGCAATAGACATAAGCCCAAGGGCTGACCTCTTTACACTTTCTTCAAGAGCAATATAACCAATTGTCTGTCCTTGATGTAGTAAGTAATGTGCAATCTCTCTACAGAGTTGACTTTTACCTACACCAGAACCTGCAGTTATAGTTACAATCTCTCCTTTTCGTAATCCAAGTGTTTTACTATTTAAACCACTAAATGGATATTCAAATGATTCAGTATCATCTGTTGATGAAACTAACTCCCATAAGTCTGCTCCATTGACAATACCATCTGGTCTAAAGTCCTTGGCATCCCACATACAATCAATTAATTCATTTACCTTTCCTGCTACTAACATTTCGTTAGCATCTTTCATTGGTAAACTAGCAATCTTTGCTTTGTTGGGTGGTAATATGGATGCACAATCTTGGGCAGCTTTTCTTCCTGCCTCATCATTGTCAAACATAAGAACAACTTTGTCGAATTTATTTAACCACTCCAAAGCTTTAGCAACATCTTTTTTTGCCCCTGCTGCTCCGTGAGGTACAGAGACAACAGCCCATTTATTATTTAAGGCTTGGCTCATTGACAGAGCATCAATCTCTCCCTCGACTACAGTTACTTGTTTACCACCATCTCTCCATAGCCATTGACCATACAAAGATACTTTTTCAGTCTTACCAATAAATAAAAAATCTTTGTTAGGAAATCTTAATTTTTGTGCAATGACTGTTCCTTGATTATCTTTATAGTTAGCAATTTGTACTGCTTTACCATTGTAGTTACCTACTTGATAATCCCATTTTTTGATTGTAGCTTGATTAATACTTCTCTTAGCTAATGGTTTTTGTTGACCATCCGTGATTAATCCTGCATTCACTTTTTCTCTCCTTTCTGTCGCATTTGCGACACTAAACTCTTTTTGTGTATACCCACACGAGAAACAATATCCGTGCCCATCATCATAAATAGCAAAAGCATCAGAAGATGGGCAATTCGGACAAGGATTGTGAGTTAAGAAGTTGCTTTCTGGTTGCTCCACCATTCCCTCACATCGAAACAAGGGCACTCTTTGTCAGCAAATTCGTTATGTCCTACTACTTCTGCATCTGCATAAGGTAGTTTACATTGCCAAACTAACTTTTCAAGAGCATCCCATTGCTCCTTGGTAAAATTGTTTTCAGCTTTGTTATGTTCATCGAGTCCACCTACAAGACAAATTGAAACACTCTTGTCGTTCATTCCCTTGCAATGTGCACCAACTGCATCCATATCTCTGCCAGTTTCAACTTCACCATTTCGCCTTATGACATAATGATATCCAATTTTTCTCCAACCTCGTTGCCTATGCCATCTGTCGATGTCAGCAGCACCTATGTCCATATCGGCTCTAGTTGCAGCACAATGAATCATTATGTACTCAGTAGATTCTCTACTCATAACCACTCCTTTGGTATTAGTTTACTTGCGAATTTGAAGCCATATTTCTCGCACCATTCAGCACAAGTCATACGGCTTCCTTGCACCCTAACATTTGGATTTTGGAAAACAAACCTAATATCAATATTAGGATGTTGTTTTTTAATAATCCTATGTTTGCGTTGGTCAGCAGACTTGAACCACCCTTTAGCTTCAATAAATATTCCAGAGGGAAGTTTGAAGTCTGGAAGATAGTTTCTCTCCACAGTATACTGTAACTTCTCGCTTTCATATTCATACTCAACTTTTTGGTTGTCCAAGTCATTTGCTATACTCTCCTCAAACTTTGACCTAAAAGTCTGCTTCTTCTTTTTGTTCTTCAAAAGAGATGTCTTCTTCTTCATCATTTCCCCCAGTAGAGTTATTATGTGAATATCCATCTTCTTTCTTGAAACCTAAAGACTCAGCAGAATCATTGTTGTTGTCGTAAGGTACAAGATTCAATATTTGAACCCCAACAAGTTTGAGTGATACTGAAGCCCCCATTGTAGGAGTGTAGTACGGCATTGGGTTATATGCCACTTTGACATCAGACCCATTACCAATCAATAGTTTTTCAACTATTGGTTTGTTATTAGAATCAAACATAACGACCTTTTTTTCAACTTGACCATTTTTTGTTTGAATGATTTTTTTCTGTTTGAACTTAAAGTCAAGTTCTCCAGTTTGTTTGCCATCTTCAACAACCTCAACATAAGGTACAGTACCTTTTTTAATTTTTTTGTTGGGATTGTCTGCAACAGCTTTAGCTACAGCTTGTTCGATTGCTTTGTCAATATTAGCTTGTAGCTTCGTAGCATTTTCACCTTTGAGCCTCAAGCGAATAGAATATTCACCATCAGCTACAAATTTGGTATCTGCTACTGCTATTTTTGCCCATTGGGATTTACCCATAGGTGTTACTTGATATGCCATATTATTTTCTCCTTTCATCAATAATTTTATCAAGTTCGCTTACATCCACACCAAACTCTAAGAGTTTAGCGATTATATCAAGAGGTACTGGTGTGTAACTCTCTCTACAATTCTCGTATAACAAAATTAAAAACTCTTTGTTCACTTTATCTAAACCTAACACAGTCAATTATCATAGTCAACCCTCTCAAGACACTAACTAAAAAAGTAATTAGATTGTTTTACTACTTCCAAATCTAAATCACCTTTTTCTGGTTGAGGAGGTATCTCATCTGTTACCTCTTTTGCAAAAGTTTCAAAATCAGTTAAGACATCATTATTCTGGTACATTTCAGAAAAACTTTGTCTGGTTAATTTATGTAGTACTGGTACATAACTTGCGTGTACTCCATAAGAATCGTGTACCATTGCAAAGTCTTTTATTCCTACTTCTACACATTTGTTAATTGTTATTGTCATAGCTGCAGAATCCATAGAATGAATAAAATTTGGAGATGCTCCATTTATACTTCTTCTTCTGTCAGCTTTTGAAAAGTCTTGTTCTCTTACTTGTGGTTTTATCAATGTGTTATCTATGTATGTTGTTATTCTTCTTGACTTAGTTTCTGGATACATTTGTTGTACTAAAAATCCAGTAGGTGTCATCCACATAACTGGTAAATTTAATTTAGATATGTTTGACGATACTTGCTGTAACCAATCCATAACTGTTCTAGCAGACACAATAACCTTTCCTATACACTCCCACACTATCTGTGCCAGATAAAAAGTTGGTTGCCATAAATCATTACCCCAAGGATGCGTAATTCCAACATCCATTTTATCAACTATATAATCTTCAATGTATTGTCTAGTTGAAAAAAGTTTACCACCATATGGAACTACCATAACTGGTCTCTTTGTAGTCTTTCTATTTATTCCAAACTCTAGCCATTGCCTAGCCATCTCATCGTGAGACTTTCTAGTTTGTAATACTTTTATAACTTCATTCGCAACATCTTGATAAATATCATTAGGTGTTTCTGACGGCACAAGATTTGTACTTATTGCTCCTATTCTGTCTCTAGCTATTGCTGAGAGATGTTGTAGTCCATTATTTGAACCATCAAGAGAAACTGGAATTCTAGAATTTATATCTCCCAGTCTTAGATTCTTTGACAACTTACTTTGTATTTCTTTCCACTCAAAACAAAAAGCTAAAAACTGCCAAGGGCTATCTGCATCTTGCCACCATTTGTATTCGTAAGGATTTGTAGCAGTCTGAATAATTTTATCTGTGTTTTCTTCAACCCATCCATTTCTATTGTCAAAGGAAACTTTGTCTTCTCCAAAACAATTTGCTCCGTGAACTGCTAACCAGTACATACCCTCTCTGGTCAACGGAGCAGTCTCAGCAAAACACAATAACCCTTTTGAATAATCTGGACCTTGGGGTGTTAGGAATGATGAAGCAACATATTTTCTACCTCTAAAATCATTCTGATACACATAATAAAAACAATCAAATTCTTTAAATTTATTAGCCATAGAGATTGTACGGATTACTTGTAGTCTTTTTGATGCCATCCTAGCATTTGCTTGATGTACTTTTGATGCTGCGTGTTTCCATTCTTTCAGTTGTAAAAGTTCAGTTTCATTCATATCAGCTTTCTTTTTGTTAGGAAAAGGAGATGGTGGAAGTGGTGCATCATCTTTGGATGGAAGTCCAGACCAACTGTCTCCAGACTCCCATACTGTTTTCATAACTTCTAAAACATCTTTGTTTACTGCCCATTTTGTTTTTTGTAAGGCATTTATAGCATTGTACTCCTCATCCATTTTATGGTAGTCCATCTCAGTCAAATACTTTCTGTTAGATGTCTTAATCATAGGTAAAGGTTTTATATGCCTTGTATGATATCCTCCAGAGTATGGACTAGTCCAGTCTTTAGGCTCAATAACACAAGGCATATATTTAGGAGACAATACTTCACCACGAAGATTGACGGAATTTATCCAATTGAGTGTTGTTTCAGTTGGAGCAATGTGTAACACTTTTTTATTCTTTCCGTAAGTATGTGTTACTTGTTTTATAATACCAGTTTTTGAAACAATGAGGTCAAGTACCTTGCAACCCAAGTGAAGTTTTTCTTGTATAGACCACACCTCATAATCAATCAAAGCTTTCTTATTCATAGTATGTATGATTGCATATCTACGATAATATCTATTTGATGTTCTGGTATTTACATCTTTAACTAGTCTCTTAAACCATTTTGGTTCATTCTTTTCAAACAAAGCAAATTTGCATTGGTCTTCCAAGGCATTCGCAATGCTCATCGCACATTTAGTCAATGTCTGATTTTTAGAGAGACTATCGACCACTTGTTTCAACCCAATGTAGGCAGTTTCTTCTGGGTCTACTAACGAGAGTAGGTGAGCAGAGGAACTTAGTCTACCTGCCTTGCCTTTAAATGATTCTGCAAGGAATTCATTTATGCCATTAGCTACAGAATCAACACTTTTTTTCATTGCTAGAATTCCATAAAGAGTTGTAGACTCGTTTCCCTTTTCGATAGCCTTTCTAACTTCAGAACGATAATACTCAACACCTCGTGTCTGCATATCTGACTCAAGTTCTCTTTGAATGCTATATAGTTTATTATTGTATTTCATCATTCTCTCTTTTAGGTAACTTTATTATAACAAAGGAATTACAGTTAGGACAACTCAAGTGAGTCTCCATACAATATTCTTCGCATTCATCACCTATGTAATAATCATTATTCCAAAGTAGTTCTGTATTACAATGCCAACATTTCATACGGAATTCCTATCACATTTCCTATCATTTTACAACCACTACTTGTTTCGCATTACAAAGTAGTTGCGTATATGTGTGCCGACCATAAAAATGCACAATATTAACATTGGGTAGTGGTTTCCTTGTATTGTCCAAGTTATCCAAAACATTTGACAAAATAATCCAAAGAGTGGTGCATAACGATTTCCATTGCCATACAACCACACACTAATTACTGCTAATATTGCACAAGTTATTTCTAATACTAATATGTTAATTCTGTATCTCCTTTTGAAAGACCATAAAAGGATTTTTTGTGTTCCCACAAAGGCTCATCTATACACATATACCCCCACATTTTTTCTGGATACTTTTCTTTTAATTTTTTTGTAAGGGGTTCAAGTGTCGCATTGCGACAGTCTGGTACTTTTCCAATAAATTTTTCTGTGTACGGAGCATCTTTGTATCCGTGTAATATTATTATAAGAACCATTGCAGTTTTTATCATATCAAATCCTTTTTAAAAATTGTTCCTTGTTGTTTATATCCTAGTCTTTCCATAACTTTGTTATATTTTACATCGGTAAGACCACCATAAGTTACTGGGAAATTTACTTGTAATGCTCCCCAGTCTACTGCCCACTTTTCAAAATCTTTTAACAGTTTTAATCCTGCTAAATGACTTTTGCCATCAGTAAACAATAATTCTTCTTGAGCAAAAAGGTCATCGCCCCATAGATAATTAGTTATGTATCCAAGTAAGTAAGCAACTGCCTTTTCTTCTCTACAATAAACACGAAAGTAGTTGTGGTCAGAAGCAATATAACCTTTAGCCCAAACACGAATATTGTCATCAGAATAATGGCTATTCTTGTAAATACTAGTGGAATGCATTTTACGAGCCAAGGGAAGAAGATATTCAATATCACATTTTGTCGCATCACGAATCATTAGACTTACCTTTATCTCTAACTTTTTGTAAGTCTACCATAGTGTATCCATATTTATCCATCAACATTTTTTTAGCATAACTAGGGTTTGCTATACAATTTAAAAGTAATGTCTCTTCAAACTTTTTAATAGTATCATTCATTGTCATTCTCTAACTCCGTTTTTATTACTTCAAGATGATTAACAAGCATATCCAAACCATCACACACACCTTTATATTCTGCTTGTGTTTGGCTATCGTTAACCCATTCATCATCAGATTTAATATCTATTACTATATTTTTTATTTGTTCTAGTGTTATAGGTTTAGCCATCATCTTCCTCCTTATCTAAATCAAATCTAATCCATATTGATGTACCTGACGAGTCACTAAAGTGTTGTGTTTCTTCCCAAGGCACACCTGCATTATCATCTAGCCATTTAATAAGTTGTTTATAAGTTTTTTTGTTATACCATAATGTCATTTCTTACCTCCAATATAATATCTCATACTCCAAGCTAGGGATTCAATTTGCTCCCATATAAATTTAGGGTCTGCATATTGAAAATACTCCCAAGCATTATCTTCAAGGAATTGGTCAACTTTCTCGTCTTCCCATTCATCCCAATCTGATGGCAAATTTTCACATAAAAAATGACCACTTGCCCATATGATATCTTCTTTAGTTACTTCATCATATAAATCTTTAGTCATCTTAATGTCCTCCCTCCCAAGTTTTAACACCTTTAAACTCTACATTAGTTTTTTTATTTGCAGGGTCTTTATGTATTTCTTCTTCAATATAGTCAGCTATACTACTTATATTGACTGTCGCATAATCTCCAAACTCTTCTTTCTCTTCTTTGTCTGGAAATTCTACATAATCCCAAATGTTTATGAGATTGTCTGGTAAATTGTAATGGGCAAGTGTATTGTACTCTTCTTCAATTTTGGAAAATTCAATATGTTCTTCTGGTATTTCTTGCTGTTCCAATAATTTTTCAAGTAATACACCGATTGATGTAAAGGGGGCTGATGTTGGTAACTGTTTTGAAATATCATTAAATAGCATATTTGCAAATTCAAGTCTTCCTTGGCATATATCTTCTGTGCCGTCAGCTACAGTCCAATATGGATATTCAATGTTGATATTTATTTCTTCAACAATTGATTCTAATAATTTTAGCATAGTTTTCATTTTCTTGTCCTTTTAGTTAATTAATTTATCGTAATCTAATGTTGCTTGTTTTATCTCATCAAGTAACTGTCGCATTGCGACACTCATATCAGATGGTAATACTTCATCGTCAACGGCAGTAGCAAGGTCGGACAAAAGAGCAACAAAATATGCGTTGTCTTCTGCCAGACCTTGCACTACTTGTCTGAGTATTAGATTCTCAGTTTTAAGAGTTAAACTGTTCTTCAATCCAACCCCTAAGTTTCTTTTGCGATGCAGTATGTTGAACAAGATGCCATAAGTCTGCGTTATCCTTATCTTGTACTGCAACAATATCGTGAGCATAAACACTACCTGCTTCTTTGTAGATACCCTCTACCATTGCAAGTCTGGTTTGTCCTCGTAGATTGTCCAACATAGTCGCATACCACCCATTGGATAGTAATATTCTATGACCTTTTTTGATGTCATTTGTCTGCACAAATCCTCCACTTAATTCAAGACTATGAGCATTTGCCAAAGCCCAATTCATACTTTGTTGAGCATTATTCATTTTGCCCTCCTAAATGCAATAGTTGTGTTATATATGGAATCCTCAATGTACCTGCCATCTCTCCAGTCTTTCAACCAGTTGTAAAATGTAGGCAATGAGATGAAATAGTATTTAGCTAACTCTACAACCTTAACTCCATTGTTTTGATTAACTAGAAAGTATTCTACAATTCTCTTCTGCTCAGACTTTGAGTATTTAGAGTAATGCATATACTTACCAGTTCTCTTTGGAGGTTGAGGTTTTGGTAACTTGTCAGCACCTATGGTTAGTCTCTTAGGTGTCGCTGTTGCGACAGTAGTATCGTTAAAGATATCTAACTGTTTAAGAGTGTTAGTATTAGATTCTAGCAACATATTATATCTCCTTTTATTTAGTTAAAATTGCTATTATAGTTAGTATACCACAACCAATGAGGAAGTCAATAGGCACTCAACACCAATAGACTTGCTCCTCTTCAGTTATGAACCACTTGGGTGGCTTACCCTTGTGGATTTTACTCCTTGTCCACTTTGCAAAATATGACTTTTCATTTATGTAATAGTTACGATATGCAGTTACTGTATCATCGCACTTGTATTCGTCTGGCATACATTGTGGTGGTTCAACCCAATCTCCGTCTGGACAAGGATTGAGTGCAAGGAATTTTCTAAGTGTATCGCACTTGTGTACTTTGTGAAATCTCTCAAAATACTCGTGCAATAAATCAAGAAACAAACGATATGCAAATTCATATGTACGGCAATTCTGTCTCACCCACTTAGTTGTAGGATGATTTTCGTATGCTCGTTTGTATACGGAATTCTTATGTACGGAATTATGATAGTGATGGGCTGTGGACAGCATCTGGGCTGTCTCCAACACCATCTTGGGTATGTGCTTGTCGCAAAGGTCTTCTGCACATTTACCTGCTACTTTGTGTAGAAAAAACAAATTCATTTTAATGTCTCCCATTCTTTTAATGTTATACCAGTCTTTATAAACTCTCTTTCGTCTGGTGTCAAGTTGGGGAATGCATCTTGAATTAATGCACCCCCTAACCATTTTTTCATTTGGGATTCTGTTATTGGTAACTCAATAGTTCTAGTTTTACCAGAAATTATTGAAGTACTAGTTACTTCCATACTAGTTCGCTTATCAGTATTAATCCATTTACTCATAGTTTTCCTTTCTGTCGCAACTGCGACACTTAGTGTTGATAAATTGCAACACTTTTAGCTTTAATATTTGAACCACTACAAAGCATACAATCATTGCAGGTAGTTCGCCTCCCTGCCTCTTTTGATGCAGGACAAAGAACTTCATTTTGTTTATCAAGTTTTTCATTCTTTTGTAAGACTCTAAAAGTCCTAATTTTTTTGCTCCAAAATTCTTTAGCTTGGGCATAAGAATCTGCACTAATCATACATTGGTCTGTTCTGACATCTGCATTTGGATTATTTGATTGATGAGTGTAGCCAGTATTATTTTTAGATTTAGATAAAAGACTATCCCAGACATAACTAGGAACGGCACTAGGGTCACCATAAGTACCTAATCTAACAAATTGATTCGTACCTAGTTTTTGAATTTCATCGTGAGTATTAGCAACAAGGTAATTACCTTTTTCAAATGCTCGGAATGTTTGCAATACACCTTGATATATTTTTACATAGCAAGTTCTTTTCATCGCCAATTTTCTATTTGGGTCAGTTGTAGGGATTCCCCTATGCTTACAATCGCCACATATTGAATAATCTGCACCAGTTTTACTAGCAAGTCGTGGGTCTATGCCTACAACAAGAATATAAGTTTGTGCCATATCCCCAGTCTTACTGTTTTTACTTGTTGGCAAGAAAATTACAACAATCTCCTTGCCATCAAGCAGGGATTCACCTTGATAAATAATATATCCCTTAGTCATTTGTTTTCTCTGTGTCGCAATGCGACATTATAAGTTGTTGTGCTTTCAGTTTCCCAAGAACTATCGGAGTAGTCTGGATTAGATTTTCTCATAATCCTAATTTCTACTTCTTCAAATCTTAGCATTTTGTTATCGTAGGCTTCGCCCATATCAGTATAACCATAAGTTTTGTATACTTCAATTAGTCGGTTATCGTCAATTGGAATGGTTACAAAGTCTGCACCATCTTCATACCTATTTTTACAAGGTCTTAATTTTATTTCAGGCATTACTGTTTCTCCATTTAGTTACTGTCGCAATGCGACACTAGGTTAATATAAGAATATACATAGTAGTACATAGTAGTACATAGTACTATAGTATACTATATAGGATACCATAATTTAGGGATTTGTCAAGACTTGCCAGACAAACACGGAATTCAAGGAATTTAAGGAATGATAGATTTTTTGCACAAAGCAAAAAAAAATTTGCACAAGGCAAAAAAAAACCCCCAAGCATTTCTGCTTGAGGGTTTAGTTAAGGGAGGAAATACCCTAGTTATCTCTAACTAGAATTCTTATGTTGTTCGTACATTGCAATAATCATATGCACTATTGCTACTATAGTACTGCAAAAGAAAATGAAAGTCAATATTAGGGTGAATATAAATGAACCCATAAATTTTTGCTCCGTTGTATGCGTGCCGTCATATGGAAACAAAAACCCTAAATCTAAAACAGTCCATAATGGCATTATTATTAATCCAGATACTGCCGAAAAAATAAAACTCCAGAATATTAAATCTTGCCTTTTGTATTTAGTCATTTAACCCCCCTTTTTTTGTCAGCCGTTGTTGTCGCAGTTGCGACATTTTTACCACCAACATTAAACTGAGCAAAAGCTTGAGAAATACTTTTTATTCTTTTCGCTTTCTCTGTTTTTGTTACTGACAATAAACCTTTTTTAAACTCAGCATATAGCTTGTCTAGATTAACAATTTCAGAGTCTTTAGCTAAAGCTTCTTTTTCTTTTTTCGCTTTAGTTATTGCTCTGGGTCTAGTGTCGTAAGCTTTTCTTAACTGCGTCCAAGTTTTAAAAGAGTCAGTACTTTTTGAAAGTTTAACTTCTGGCGATTTTTCCTTTTTGTGTTTTTCTGGTGCATCGCATTCCATCCAAGAAATTGCACTTCTTATGTCTCTCAAAGACGATGGCGTGTTGCCTTCAAAACATCCTATTTCTCTGGCAATGTCTAATTTCTCATTCATTAAAGCTTTACCAGATTTATTAGAATTAATTTTTAATATTGATTCAACACGCAATGCGTTAAAAAATTGACCCATAATTGAATTAGCAAAATTTTGCTGTAATCCAATTTTCTGGGTGTTGGTGTCTAATGCCATTAAACACTTAACAGGTTCGCCACCATTTTTTGCTTTTGTTTTATCGTCAGCCGTTAAATTATCTGAGAATGCTTTTGATAAATCAGCAATTAATTGTTTATCAGTTTTTGAAGTATCCATTTTTTTATCCTTTCAAATAGTGTCGCATTGCGACAGTTAATATTTAGATTGCTTCAATATCTATTATCCACATTTTACAAATAGAGTCAATAGCACTTAAAAATATTTTTTTTAGTGTCGCAAATGCGACAATAGAAAAGAAAAAAAAACTGATGTTATTAGAGAGAGATAAACAATTCAATTAGACAGTCGCATAATTCCTAGCATATACCCTGCTTTTATTTTTTGTAGCACCTACCTGCATACCATTGGGGGGAATCGCCACGGAAATCTATGCGTATTACCCTTTCACATTTTTTTACTAAATATTTGACCTATAGATAAGACACAAAACTAGCAGTCTATAGTATACTTTAGTACTATGTACTACTATGTACTACTATGTATATACTTTAGCCCCCCTCCTATTGTGTCCACTAATTAATCCATTGGTGATATTCTTCTTCATCTTTCTTTAACAGAGTATTAGTAGCAAACTTTTCTAGAGTTATGTCTAGTAATTCATCTCTTCTGTCTTTTATTGCTCTGTCTGCATCAGCACTAATCTGTTCTACCCAGTAAGCAACAGCCATAGACAATGCATCTAGTCGGTCATCGTGGACTAGAGCACCTCTATCTCTTGTTATTCTAGTCATCTGATGTATAAGAGTATACTTAGGTGCTTTCTCAGAACTATAAGATTGTACTGATTGCCAATCTTTTTCTATAACCTTTGGGTCTATAATTAACCTATGTTGATTTAGAACTGGCTCTAGTGTATCTATTATTCTTAGTTCTTTCTGTTTACTGTGTCTTACTTCTTCTATACTAACATTGTATATCTTATACAGTACTGGTTTTAGTAATTCAGTAAACATACCATCACCAAAGTTACTTTCTACTATTACTGCATTTACTTTATACTTCTTAGCTATAACACTAAGACTCTGTAATGTCTCACTAGAGTAACCACCACGAACTCCACCTGCATCAATTAGAAACAATTGACCATTTAACATTTTGATAACAGCATAAGAAGTTTCGTCTTGTCCTCTACCAGATGGGTCAATAGCCATAATTGAACCAGTATAGTCAATCCAAGAACCAACAGTATCTTGTGGTGAATAAAACTTATCTCCTGCTAGAGAAAGATTAGTTAGGTCTTTTATCTCATTAATTGGACTTCTACCCCAGACAACTTTTTCTGGTGCTTTATCGTTATCAATTGGCATAACAATTAGGTCAGATGCTTTTAGTGGATATCTGTCTACATCTGACAGAGTAGTATCGAGCATAAACTGAAGTGCAAATCCAGTTTTACCATAAGACAACTCTCTTTCTAGCAAATCGTCATCCGTAAATCTTTTTGGGTCTGTAGGAAGCCCACAGAGAGGTTTTTTGGCTCTGGAGATAGTATCACATAGCAAAGGCGATAAACGGCTGCTGTAACGGCTTATATCGTCTTCTGAGGGGTATCGTGCTGTCCAGATGCGTATTTCATAGCCACGATTGGGTAATTCTTCATAAATTGACAATTCTGTCTGTGGTGTACCCAAATATACGATGCGACCATCTGGTTTTAGAATCGCATCAAACTCTTTTATAGATTCACCAAGTTTGTCTCGCATCATTTGAGTAGCAGAGTTATTTGGTATCTCAATATCATCAGCAACAATTAAGTCTGCACGACTACCTGCTAGTTGTCCAGTAATACCTACTGACTTAACTGAGGGAGAATGAGATGCAGATGCAGGACCTACATCAAAAGATATCTTAGATGCTCTTTGCTCTTCTCTAGGTTTTAGATGATTAAGTATAGGCATCTCGTGTATTAATCTCTGTGTAAATGTAGAGAAGTCATCAGAACGAGTTTTACTGGCTGAGACAACAAGAACTTTTAGTTCTGGATTAATTAACAGTTGATGCACAACAAAGGCACTAGTAATATAACTTTTACCAACACCACGAAAAGCTTCAATGACTAATCGTCTAGGACCATTTTGTATATAGTTAGCAATATCATACTGTATTGGAGTAGGCTCTGGTAAGTTGAGATGTCTCCAAACGAGATATAGAAAATTTCTAAAGTCAATGAGTTTGTTGGGTTTTGATTTCTTCGAGTTCGTCTTCATCATTATTAAAAGGTAATTCTTCCATTAGTTTGTTTAAAGTAGAACCATCAACTGGGATAGCTTCTACACCATTGTCTTTTAAGAACTTTACAGCTACACCAAGGTCAGCAGGTTTAGCAGAACCAGAACGCACTCGTTCTAATAGTTCTATTGCAGTTGCCTCGTGTAGGTCTTCTAATAATTTTTGTGATTTATTTTTTTGATTCATTAGCCTTTCCTTTTAGGTTGTTTGCTTCGGTTAGCTGACTTAGACATAATTCTAAGATTACTAGGACTATTATTAGTAGTGTTAAAATCTTTATGGTCGACTTCTTTACCATCGCCCTTTCTTACTCTACCTTGTCTAATAGCATATCGCCTAGCAGCATTTCTACCGACTCTGCGTTTCTTTTGTTCTGAAGTTCCGTGATAATCATCGTACTCTTTTCTATAGTTTCTTTTCTTCATTACTTCTTTCCAAAGAATTTAGTAGCACCACGAATACCGAATGACGCAGCTACAATTGTGCCGAGCAGGTAGGTGTACCAACTCGGTGCTCTTTCTAAAGCTGCAAAAAAAGCTGTTACTCTTTCCTCTTGCCCTAGCAAAAGTAAAACAAGGGGTATTGAAAAAATTATTGTGAGCCATTCGTCTTTCCACGAATTGTCACTTGCTTTCGCCATTTCCATATCCCAATCAATTTCCCCTGAGACTTTTTTTTCCAGTATTTTTGTCTCAGCTTGGACTTGCAATAGTTTTTGTTTTGCTTTCTCTTTCTTAGTTTCAAAGTAGCCTTTTACTACACTACCTATAATATTTGTTATTGCTCCAAAAATCATTTATCCTCCTCGACTTTGTAATATTATATATCCTATAAAACAGACAGCAATGACTCCTCCAATAACTAACAGTCCTATACCTATAAGTTGTTGTCTTGCTTCTCTCTGTTGAATTAATTCAAGCTTTCTTCTTTTTCTAGCCTCTGCACAAAATTTTATATAATCTGTATATAAGTTTGGTCTGCCGTGTATAAGCATAAACTCTTTGAGTTCTGCATCATACCTTTTCATTTTTTCTAAAGCCATAAACTCTTCAAGGTCACTTTCTTTTTTGTTACTGATAACAGTAAGCATAGAGTTTTTTCTTTTAGTAGCTTTGTCTCTAACACTCTCGTGTGCGTGAACTAGCTTTCCAATAGCTTCCCCTGCCTCAAACAATTCTTTTCCGTTTCGAATTGTGCGTTTAATTATACTAAAGGCTGCATTTGCAGCAGCTAATTCTGCTAACATTATATTCCTTTCTTATCTTTTTTGTCGCAACTGCGACACTAAATTTTTATAAATACATTAATACACAATGTAATAATAGCAATAGTGGATGCCATAATCATTGCTTCTAACCTCCATAATCTTTTATCTAGAGTTACCATTTTATCATTAAATGCTTTGTATCTTTCAGCACACTCTCTTTCGTGGGCTACTAGTTCAGCTTGTGTATCTTTTATTGATGCCATTTGTATCCCCATCTGTTTTCAGATTTATCCCAAATCCCTTTCATAGCTTTTGGTATCTTTACAAAAGAATTTCCAAATTTTATTAATGTTTTTGTTAATTGCATTTAAAATATAAATGGTTGAGGTGTTGAGTAGTTGTTACCACCATAATCACCATTTTGATGATTTCCCCCATAACCAACTCCATATAATGTTCCATCAACTGCTAAAAGATGTGAAGAACCCTCAGAAGTATAACCTGCAGGACTTATGTCTTTTATTTCTTTCTGAATTAACATTTTACCCCAAGTAGTTCTATTAGTCGCTGTGCCATCTCCACACGCATTATTACCATTGTATCCAACAGCCCAAACCTCACCACTAGATGTTAATGCAACAGCAGTATCATAGTTTGCACTACCAGTATACATTAACTTAGTTATACCACTAGGTGCAGAAGTAGATTGTGTAAAAGTAGATAAATTATTACTGTTGCCTTGCCCCAACTGTCCGTAGCCGTTGTAGCCTGAAGTGTATATGTCTCCATTTGTTTTTCTATACATAGCACAAGTGTTACCATTACTACTTTTAGAAACAGCTATTTCAACAGCATCTGTTCCTACTTCAGTTGGTGCTACAGTTGTACTAGTTGTTCCAGTACCTCCGTGTCCTGCATATGGATAGCCCCAGAACCAAAGTTTATTTGCTGCATCTCTTGCAAACCAAGAGTGTCTTGTGCCAACACATTCAACTACATTATGACTGTTGTTGTAAAAGAAAGTTATTTCTGTTGGTACAGAAAAGTTTGTGTTTGTATTTTGACCATTTTGATAATCACCTGCATATCCCCAGAAATAAACTCTAAATGTAGTTGGTGTTTCTGTAAGAATATTTGTATTTGCACCTACAGTTCCTCCTCCTACAAGTGAATCACCATAAACTGCTCCAAGGGCAATGTGAGAACAATATCGGTCAGTATTAGAGAACACTTTCCAAAACTTAACAGCAGTCTGATTTACTGCACCAAATCTGTTTTGGTTTGTTTGATTAGAATTGCCCAATTGTCCGTAGGCATTGTATCCACATCCGTGAGCAGTACCATCAGCACAAAGAACCATAAAGTTGTGATAACCTTGATTGCCTTTACCATTTGTAGCAATCCAATATGCTTGTTTCCCATTTATTGAATTGTTTGAATCTGCAGTTGCATCAAATGGAGTTGCCTCTGTATTATTAGATGACCCTCTGCCTTGCCATCCGTAGCCGTTATATCCCCATACATATAGGTGACCATTGTCTCCAATCATTGCAGTACCATTTGTACCTTGCATTAAAGTATGTTTAGCTACTGACCCATCTGATTCTAGTCTTACACCATTAAAACCATTAGCATTAGAAATAGCAGCTTGTACTGGAAATATTCTAGTTGTTGTCGTTCCGTCACCTAAGTTACCATAAGAATTTTGATTACCCCAAAGCCTTAGTGTACCATCTTCCATAACACACATACCTTTACGATATGTATGACTATCTACATTTGGCAACCCTGCGACTTTAAGACCACTACGATAATTTGTAGAACCCCATACTGGAAGTAAAGAAGTAGAGTCTATTTTTAAGACTTGATTTGCATTACCAGTTGGTAGTCTTTGTAGTTGACTTCCATCAAAATAAATTAAATCTCCAGAAGATTGACCAACACCTAATGCACCTTGAGCAAATAAGTTCCAATTAGTTGTTCTTGTTGTAGTTGAAGCATAAGTTGGAGTATTTATCTGACCTCCCATACCACTATGGTTTCCACAATAATAGTAGAGAGTTGGAGCATCAGTTGCTACTACTATTGTTACAGTTGCACCAGAAGTACCTGCAGTACCACTAGAAGTTACACCAGTTGTATATTCTGTACCAGAGTTATGAGTACCATTGCTTACTGTTGAAAATTTAAGTGGATGATTTGCATTACTAGAATCTGATACATCAAACACATATGTATTTCCCTCATAAAGCTGAAGAGTTTGTTGTTTGATTCCATCTATATAAAAATAATTAGCACCATAATATGCTTGTACTTTTACTGTTATATTTACAGTCTGTGGACTAGTTGTATTTGATAAAGTGCTTGGTGTTAAATTTGTAGTGCTGTCTACAGTACAAA